GTATTTCTTGAATTATACCTGCTTTTTCAACTTGCTTTCTAAATCTTGAAAGCATTCTATCGAAGTATTCTCTATCTCTTTGGATCACTTTTGGCATAATATATTCCTATTGAAAGTGTCAAGTCGCCCCACATACACTCGCTCTTGACAAACAGATCCCGCACTTTATCTGCTTTTCCCTTAATCTCAGTCGCCCCATGGTCTTACTTTTACTGCCAATGCCTTCGCTCTGAGCAAATGAGAACTCACCAGCAACTATGATTCTCATTCCCATTATAGTGTTTAAAGATTATTTATAATTAACTATCGTTTGCTAGTCTTTGAAAATAATCCATATCATCATCGTTAGATGCTGATTGTAATGCTGGTTCAACACTCGGACTTGGATCCTCTGCTGTATTCCAAGGAAGATCTGGTGCATCAGCAGAATCTAAGTCACTATCTTGTGCTACAGATTCAGCAGTCGCTCCACTTACAGCAGTTCCTAGAACTCTATCCAACTTCTCTTTCAACTCATCGTATGATTTGAACTCAGAAGGATCAACCACACTGTTAAGTGAATATTGTTTGTTGTAAAGTTCTTCAAGTCTAGCATCGTCGCCATCAAACAGAGGAGTAGATGAATCGAACTCTGACTTATCATAGTTCCAGAATCCATCAACTTTTCTTAGTTTGATTTTGAAGTTTGCACCTTCCCAAAAGTCGAAAGGATTTAAAGGTGTTTCATCTTCAAATGCTGGGCACATTGCCTCTTTTAGCATTTCAAAGATCTTCTTACCATATCTGTATAAGAATACCTTTCCTTCGTTTTCAGGATGCTTAGGATCAGATACCACTAAGATGTTAGACACATAGTGTAATCTTCTCTTTTGTTTCCTTGCTTGATCCTTGTTTGCTTCGATACCAGAGTTCCATAGTTGAGTGTTATACTCTGAAACTGGATCTTGTTTCCCAAGAGTAGTCAAGGACTTCTCAATATACCAACCACCTGGACCTTGGAATCCATGATCCCAATATGTAACCCATGGTTGTTCTTCTCCTGCTGGGGATGGTAAGAATCTCACTACAGCAAACCCATTGCCAGACTTATCCATTTCTGGTTTCCAGAATCGTTCGTCTACATAGGATTTGGTTTGATTACCACCACCATCGGCATCAGCCATAGCAGTTTTTAGTTTATCGAGTGAACCTCGATTGCGTTTTAAGTCAGCAAATGACATATATTTCTCCTTTATTTACTAAGTATTGCGTTGTATTATTCAACTTCATAATCTGGGAACATCGGTATTCGGTCTACATATCCCGAGCCAAGAACCCATTCTTCTTGATTATTAAGTATATTATATTCTATTTCATGGGTGTCAGTAAGTGACTTTTGAAAATTAAATGAAACATTTTCAAAGTGTTTCACAATCGCCATCAGTTGGTCTTTCTGTGTAGTAAGTACACGGAAAGTATCTTCTTCTTCCCAATCATAGTTGTTAGTCCCCTTGTAGATATTGTCATAGGATTCACTCCATAATGAGTCAAAACCTATCAAGTTGACTTCCGTCGCACCTTCCAAGCATGCCAATCCTACAGCAGTAGAACCACATACAAGATCCCTTAATAAAGGATCAGTGAAAGGTGTGATTTGGTTTGGTTCTTCAAAGCATAGTATTTCAGTCGTTCCTTGAAGAGAGGATCCTTGACTGAAGAAATGCGTTGAAGCATCAGTAAGATTATGTGTAGTGATCTCATTATTACGAGTATCAAAAGTCAACATCATCTTAAACTGTTCGAGCATATCTATAGGAGTAGCATCCCAATCCGCAAATGCTACTCTATGCTCTTTATAGTATCCAGAATTGACTATCTCTATTTGCATAGGAATGTCTACTGCTACTAAAGTGTTTGGTGAGAAATCCCTGTAGAGTGCATTACACCCATAAGTATTCTCGAGTTTGCTTAAATCAAAGTGTGTCCGACTCGGACCATTACCAATAATGTTTGCGATCATAATAAAGTTATTGTTGTTGCTGTCCCATTGCGAGAATGTATTCTAACCATTCTCTCATTGTCCAGTCTAGTCTAAGACTGATCATACTCCATGCTTTGTGATGCTTGAGCACACCATGTGCTACATTTAAATTTACAAGCATGGGTTGATAAGGTTTCACAGTGTAGTTAAATTGATTACTGCAGTTCTTACCCTCTTCACTAATAGTAGAAGCATTGGATATAACCTTTCTTGCCAATCTTCCAAAAGATGTAGAAGAATGTACAAGTGTAACATCTTCATTAAAGATAGCGAGTACTACACCTCTATCATAGTCTGTAAAACTATGCAATTGCCTACGAGCATCATGTCTTTCAGAATCTAATTTCCATTCATCATGATCTTTCTTATTTAACATGAAGTTAGTTTTTAACCATCTGTTGAAAGAATCGTAGTTGCCTTCGACAATACGATCATAGGTTTGCTTTCTCATCTCTAAAGCAAAATCAAACACCATAAGGTTTTGTCTTAAATCGTTATATTTGTTCATGCGAAAATATCCATTGCTATCTTTTTTAACTTACTGTGATCACCTGAAACAAAAGTAGAATGTTTCTTCAATCTCTTACTCTGTTCTTTCCACACTATAGTTTCAGATATTTGTTTATCCCATACAGGTATAAACTTCGTCAACTCATTGAAGAGTATAACAGTTTCAGGTGAAACTTTGCCTGCTAGATAGTTCTTAAGCAGTACAGGATGTTGCCCATTCTTTACTTGTAGCAATTCATCCAATGTATATTTAGTTGCTAACGAACTTAATTCTTTTTGAAAAATGTAGGTTAGACTTTGCTGTCGTTTTTTGTATTCTGAGAATACCATTTCTGAATCGTTTCCCAACAATTCCCCAACCCATCGGTCGGAAACTGAAAGGTTGGCGACGAGGAAAGACTTGAGATCAGTTCCATACTTCCTTGCGAGTTTTGCAAAGTGGTATTTATCTTTTCTTCTAAGAAACGACTTGAGGTCTGCTTTAACGACTCCATTGTATTTGACATAGTCGTATGACTCCTGTGTAAAATGTAATTTAATCCCCAAGTAAAGGCAGTATGCATCAAATCCTTCGCGACTAGTCATACTTTACAGTGGTTCTCCACATAGTTCGTTCACCTTGGAATTTATGATACGCACCTCTATGCATACAGGCAGTGTTGTTGAATATCAAACAATCACCTTCTTCCCAATCTACTTGCCATAGTAGTTCGTCATCATTAACCAATAGCATAAAAATTTCATTTGCTAAGATACTGTTGCTTTTGTTAGGCAATACTGATACAGGAGAGATATACAGTGTCTCTCTGTCAAGTATCTTATTGTATCTCAGTAATGGATGAGCAACCTCTTCGGAGTAGTAAAACTCTACATGTTTTCCAGCAAAAGCATCATGGTGTTTATCATGTGCCAAGCAAAAGTCAACAAGCAAAGTGGAACCACCACCAAGTCTCGGATTAATAATATTGTATCCGTTGAGATCGGCATCTCTATCTCTCTGAGTTGGTTTATAATTTTTTGCATATAAAATTCCTATGTCGGCAAGATCCTTCCTATGTGGAAAGTCTACATGCCAATTTTTGAAACCACCGATCAATGCTCTCTTTGCTTTGTACTCATCACTCATATCACCAAAACCAGATAGACCTATTTCTATGTCTTCCTCTTTATCTAACCCAGCATAATCAAATACTGAAAATCCAGGAAAACTAGATTTTGCTAGTACATTGCGTGATTCGTCGTTTTGCTTTTTAAACTCAGACATACGAGTAGAGTTAGCAATACGACTTACCTCATGCATATGGTATTGATCATTGTAACAATCTAAATCAATATCACCTATGGATAAGGAGAAGTCATAAAACTCTTGCTCTGACAAATCTCCAAGATGCACGACGACTGCGAACTTAGTTTTTAAGTCCTCTCGTATCGTATCTATGGAAGATCTTTCGAGTATTCTCATATGGGAAGTTTTCCTCTAGACTTGCTCCCCTTAATTAGATTAAGAGAAGATGCCTCTGCTGTTAATTTATCTTTGAGTCCATCGGACATCAGTCTTTTAGCAGATTCAGGTTCTAGAGAATAAGTTTCGCACACTCCTAAGATAGCATCGATGACTTCAGCACCTTTACTAATCTTCAGTTCTACTTCTTCTGTGAATTTCTTTTTGGACAATATCATGTCATATTCCATTATATAAGTAATGATGCTGTAAACATCAGCAACATTACGATTCCTAAGAAAGCAAATGCCAATGATATTGCTACCATTAGAACAGCACTGGGAGTCAACTGTATATCGTTTACCTCAGTACCAACTCCTGTTAGGAGTTTTGCGATCACCTTAAAAAATTTTATCATTAATATAAAAAATCACCAGCATTGAACCTAAAGCAACTGCTTGTACAATTGCTGGTATTATAACAAAGTAAACCATTGCACTGAATTTACCAGCACGGAAGAAATCCTTTTTCTCCCACTCGGAAACTTCTTCAGGTGAAGCATCCTTCGTAGTATTCAATGGCAATGGTAATTGTTGTGCCATTATGTAAAACTCATAGACCCTGTGGTTGCTGCGATTGAAAATCCAAACACGCATATCAGCATGAGCAACCCTACATTGTCTTTCAGTTTTTGTATTCTTCTCTCACTCATTGCTCACCCATTAACTAAAATGAATGGCACTGTTAATGCAGCAAAAAGTAAACAGAAAACAAAATCGCGATGTATATTCTTTAACATGATTTCCTAAATTATAAAAAGTTGAACCAATTCGGACTATATTTATAATTTATGATTGCCTATAAGAGGCACTTATGAAACTTTTTCATACAAATTGTAATATTGTGTTCGAAGTTTTACAAGATCAGTTAGATGACGATCAGGTTCATCAACAAACAGTTGAGTAGAACTATCTTCATCTACAGAAATTAAAGTCACGATGATCTTAGGCATTTCACCTGTCATCTCTTTTACACATGCAGCATACGCACTCTCTTGTATAAGATACGATTGTATTCTGCTTTCTGTCTTTGCTTTGTTTGAAGTTTTGAAATCGATGATTGCTAACTCACCTCTAAACAAACCTACACAGTCACATCTACCAGCGATACGATAATGATCGCTGTACATAGCAGACTCAATAGCAAATGGTTCAATCTTATCCAACAAAGGGATCATAGATTTGAAATTCATTTCTTGTAGGGGATTGTCGAACTCGAACTCTTCATTGCGTAGATACTTTTCACATAGAGTATGAAAAGAAGTACCTCTGCGAGATGCTCGACTAGATATCTCAGTTGCTTTCTTCTCACCAACTCTCTTTCGCCATGCTTGTATTTGCTTTTTGTTTAAGAGTCCAGTGACAGAAGTCACACTAGGATACTTGTTGCCTTCGGGAGTGACATAGTGTCGTTTCCCATCGATAGTTTCAGTCTTGAGATTAAACTCAGACAATTCTTCAAATGTCATAATATAATTATAATCTATTAAGTTCGTGTTGGATAGGTGATTTCAGATAATTCTTCGTGTTCTAATACTTCTAAGAGATGTGTGATATTGTATTTACCTGCCTGCGTGTTAAACCTAACACCCACCCATTGCTGATCAAAATCCTGTTTAGGAACATTATGTTGTAGATTAGTAGCAAGACTAAAAACATCACCCTTGTTTATATCATAGGTTGTATCGTGTACAAATAATTTCATATCGGTGAGAGCAAGCAATATAGGATCTACAGGTTCAAAAACTGTATCTCTATGCAAGGGCACAGAGTGATCAGTACCACAGAATCCTGCTTGAGGAACAACAATTGTTTCTTCCCCATAAGGAAACCATGTACCAGTGTATTTTAAAAAGTTTTGAGTGTAATCTATATAGATCTTACGAAACCACTCTTCTCCCATAAGTTTTTCTTTAGGTTTATATAATCCAGTGGTGACGATTTGATTGATGCGAGTGTGGGAATCTGCTCCATCTTCGTTGTCATAATTGAGAACACCATTCCAATATAGATAGGATTCTTCAGGTATCTCTCCTATGTTTCGCCATTTTACAAACTTAGGATATCCCACGTTTTTTTAATCCACCCTTTATTTCTTTAAGATTAAGATAGTCTATGTATTCATACTCAAACATATCCGCAAGATGTTCAATACTGCATCTTGCTACATCTATACCACATCTAACTGCTACCCATTTTTGATCATGAGGAGCAGGATCCATTGAGTGTGGAATATTGGTTGGTATAGATACGATGTCACCCTTTGCTACTTCATACCTCTTTTTGTTTACTGTTAAACTCATATCTGTAAATGCTAATATGAGTGGATCCTTTGGCATCATCCAATTATCAGTATGCTCGGTGACACTAGAACCAGCATACATATAACCTGCTTGGGGCATGAGTTCTTGAAAGATACTTAGATCAACTTCTGGAAACATATGTTTAAGTAGCACTCTTGGCAACAACTTATAAATTCTTTCCATATGCTCGCTTCCACTTAGATCTTGTGGAATCTCTTTGACTGTAGTTCCTTCTGTTGCGAATTTGTTTTTACTTTTGACCCAGAATGGATCATCAGGTGAAGACTTGTATCTAAAGATATCTTTCCACAATATCCTTGCGTCTTCAGGAATCTCTATGTTTTTAAACTTTACGAAACTTGGATACATTTATGTCCTCTATGTCTGGCAACTTATCTGGATTTAGTTCGTCTAAGATATCTTGTTTCTCTTGTTCTTTAGAACCAAAGATTCTTTCCCACCCATCCTGATATTTTGTGCCTACTTCTGGTCTTCGTCTACTTCCTTTTCCTGCCATTTTATTTCTTCCCAATGCTCAACTGTACTCACTCTAAATGAACGATAAGCATCTTTATCTAAACACCATACAACTAAGTGATCAGAATTTATATCTTGATTAAAAATTTCTGGTAGATTACTATGCCCTGCGATATCTCTGTTAAGTGTACTCGCCATGATACGCAATTCACCTGTATCTATCTTTCGAAAATGAATGTTGCATGCACCCTCTTTGAGTGCTGAATACATTTGTACAACATTAATGCTCATTTCTATTCCTTATGAATACCAATTCTTGTTCCCAGTTCTTTTTATTCTGTTCTGATTCGCCCGATCCCTTCTGAGCCAATATAACTCGACCCCCATCCATGTCAATCCTAATAGAATCAGTGGTGACCACCTCACCATGTCTTCCAATAAAAACACCTGTCATTTCTCCTTTTGTATCTTCGGGATGAAGATTTGTTATCAATTCTATAAGTTCTTCTTTTGTCACTTCTTCTTTGCTTGTTTCACTACATGCTTGGCGACAGTGTCAATAGTTTTCTTTTGCTTGATAGTTCTATTGTCACCATACCTCTTAGCAACTTCAGATCCTGGATGTGCTTCTCCAATCTTGCTCATGACTTCATTGAACCCAGCACTATTCTTTGCTCTATCACCATGACCACCTACGATAGCAGGTGCACCGATTTGTTGTTTTAAAGTTGGGTTGTTTTCTTTGAACTCGTCTAACTTAGTGTAAGACATAAAGTGATCTTCGAGATCACCTGTTTCAGTATTTAAAAATGTATATGTTGGCATTCTTCACCTTGCGTTTCTCATGCTTTCTGCAATCTGTAATAATATAGAGTCTACATCTTTAGCACTACCTGCACTTGCAACTAGTTCTTCTATAAGATCTACGATATCGTCATTGATATCAACAGGTACATCTCTACCTGTTCCTAATGCGTTGATCAATCTATCTGCCAATTCATCAGGTATTGCTAATTCGTGAGACATTTCTCCAACGACATACTCTTCTGGTCTACGAAATCTTACGATGTGAGTAGCAAATTCATATGATTCTGCGTCTACAAAGTCGCTGTACCAAGTATCGGTCTCCTCGTCATACCATTCTGTAGCATATCTTCTTGCCATACCAATATTTAGGTTGACATAAATGCTGGGATAGGTCTATTAGTCCATTTTGCGAAACTTTTTTTGTAATTTCGATAATAATTCTGATAAGCAATGATAGAACATTCTTCTTTTACATCATCTGGCATTGCTTGAGGTGGTTGAAAGAACTTACGATTGATTGGTATGTTCTTCGGTGGCATAGCAAGTAGTTCTCTGAGTTTTTCATCAGTCATATGTACTTTACCATATCTGTAGGTGTATTCGTCACAGAGTGCACAGAACAACTTGTACACATAGTTGTAGTTGTAAGCAGATTGTCTAGTCCATATAGCACTCGGATGATTAATGTGAGATGCCTTATAAAGTGTATTCTCATAGTTAGAGTTCTCATGTAACCATCTGCGTATGTTTCTACCATTCGCAGTTTTGTCCATGTACTCTGTACCATCCAATATACGATGAGCAGTACTCATAAGTTGAGCATACTCAATGATCATTTTAACTACATGCTTGTCACAATGTAATTCCGCAGCAACCTTTGGTGCTTTATCTAAGTAAAAGATGTTCATTCAAACCTCCCGATCCATTCTAAATAAAACTCATCTAATTCAGTAGTTGGCATAAACTGTTTATGATCTATAGTTTTCCATATGGGTATGTCTTGTGCTGTTTGCTTAACAGCATCTTCTGCGTATAGTTTACCAATAGATAATGGTAATCCTTCTGGCACCCAAAACTCTGATGATAGAGTGGTTTCATACTCATCAACTTCTGTAAGTTTATTGAAAGCAGTCACCAAGTGTACATCATCTACATAAACATCGATGCGATTATTGAAAGGGTCAAAGTTTCTAGTCTTGATAAGTGATTTCTTTCCTGGAGGTAGAGTATTCACATCTCCTTCTTTGTCATTACGATTATCACCTAAGTACAATTCTATGTAAGCAGTGTTAGGATATCTCTCATGACCTACCTCATAACCAAAGTCTACAAGTTCTACTGTTTGCCAACCATGAACTGAAGTGAAATGCGGAATGTCAAATGCATTCCGTGTAATGTTGATATAGTTTGTAGGGATATCCATCTCTACAACATCGTAAAATTTTAAATCGTTCTCTGGTACCATTTTATATACTCATCCATTATGGGATCAATGCCTTCTTCGGGGAGATGTGTAGTCACTTGATCCAATATGACTTCATCCTCATGTGTTATAGGTTGCTTAGACTTAAACACTGACTCCATAAAAGGTCGTGTAAATCGTGTAGATTCTTTGTTATATAGGAAGATTTCGGTGTGTTTACACTTATTTTCTTCTAAATCTTCGTTGATTTCTATTGTCGTATACATATGGTCACCTGAAGTGGTAAACACATCAACTATTAACTCGTTTGGTACATACGATCTTACTTTCATTCTAAATCTATTAGTGCTTCTGGGCATAGTAGCATCTACACATATGAAAGCATATGATGTAAAGTCGCTGTGTATGACTTTCACATCTGTAAATTTGTGTAGATGTATCAAATGAGGTACATCAAAAGCATTCATGGTCATCGTGTGAGCAGATGCTGGCATCGTAAAATAGTGAGTACGATACTCTGTCATCTTGTCAAACACTTCTTGTGCTTTACTTGACAGACTTACCATTTCTCTTATCCATAAATTGTAATATAACTTTTCTCTCTTCTTTCGAGAAATCTTTAGTTAAACTCTTTGGTCCATAGGTTGTTCCAAATCTAGTGAGTTTATCACCAGCAGTAATCGCAGCATTCCATGATTCGTCATCATATTGAATGGTCATGTTCTCTGCAGAACTTACTAACTCTCTGCCTAGTTCTGCCATGAACTTCTCTCCAGGAGTCATATCGTAATGATATATTTTCATTTTTCTTCCTTCTTCAATTCAGTCAAGTGTTTGACTAATTCATAGTATTGTGATTGTAGATCGGCAACATTCTTTCTTAACCATTCATTCTGAACGATGAGTTCCTGTTTGATCTTATTAGATTCAGCAACTTCCTTTTGCAAAGCAATAAGTTGCTTACGAATGATTTCATTATAATCTTCCATAATGCTTATTGTACTGATTTTTGATGGTGTTGAAAAGTGTATTCTGCTATTTCTTTTGCTTTAATTTTCGCAACTTCATCTTGAAGTCCCCAAACTCCTGGGTCGAGGACAAGAATTTTTCCACCTGCTTCTTCGTTGAGGGACCTGCAGATTTCCACTTGCGATAACTTATATATCCTATAAGCACAACTGACACGATTGTCTTTATGATCCAGATTGGCAGCAATACTAGAGATATGAACAATGGG